AGGAGAGATTAATGGATGATTATGTGATGGGTAAATTACCCCAACTCAAGTTTCAAATAAATCTAATCATAGACAAAGTTAAGATATTAAAGACACAAGCACCTGGGGAAACCTTTGACGAGTGTAAATCTTTTCTGGATACCCACAAAGATATAATAATAGACCTTGAACAATTACTAGGAGAGATAGATGATTGCCTATAAACTATTTAAGGAACGAAAAGATGGTAGCATTGGTCCTCTCTTCATAGGTGCCAGTCAGAGAATACCTATTGGTGAGTGGCTACCGGCAGAAGATATTCCCACCAAAGGCTTTGCTCACAGACCAGGATGGCACACAGGAGTAGAGCCTAATGCTCCTCACCTCAAGCAGGGTGGTAACAGAGCTTGGTATGTAGTTGAAATTAAAGACTATACTATATTCAAACGTCCCTCTAATCAGGGTGGTGAATGGCTCATCGCCCAGTACATGAAAGTATTAAGGAGAGTAAAATGAGTATAGACGCAAGAGTAATGTCACATCTTGAAGACCTCTATGAAGATGCCCTAGAGATGGGGATGACTGAGGAGAAAGCCAAGGACTGGGCATGGGAGAAGCATATGGACTGGGCATATAAAAATGTAGAGACCTTAGAAAATGACTGAAGAAGAAAAACTAAATGAGTTTAGATTTGCTTTGTTTGAGTTGGTCGATAATTATGCTGGTGGAGGTGAGAAGATGCAACTATTCATGGTGGCTGGTTGTATGTTAAGTCATGCTATTAATCTCTATGTTACTACTCTTGGTAGTAGTTCAGCTATTAATTTACTGATATCTGCGATAGAAAGTGTAGAAAATGAAGATCATAAAAACAAACTTCATTAAATAATATTTAATTATGGGTTGTCAAATCATAACTTATCTGTTATAATTATATAGTGAGTGATATAAAAAAAATGATAAAATATTTTGGTGATAGTTTACCTTCTCCTATTAATTATCCTAAGACATTTAAGTATTATATTAAATTATATAAACACTTTAAAGAACTAGAAAAGAAAGGAAAGTAAATGGGTATCATTGAAGGTAAGGTCTGGGGTAGCACAGAGCCTCTACTCCAATCCCCTGCCGTGGAAATACACCGCATTAAAGTAGAGCTAGGCGGCTATTGTTCAGAACATAAACACCAGTCCAAGATCAATGCTTTCTATGTAGTCTCTGGTGAGTTAGAGATACAAAGATGGAAGGACTATGGACTGTGTGATAGCACTCACTTGTTTGCTGGCGACATGTCTGTTGTACCGGCAGGTGAGGTACATAAATTCATAGCTCACCAACAAACCGAAGCCCTGGAAATTTATTGGACAGAGCTTAGACACTCTGATATTATCAGAGAAAATGTGGGCGGCACAAGCCCAATGGAAATACGAAAGATTGCATAAGGAGATTAAAATGAATATTATGTTACTATTGTTAAATATATTTAGTGGTGGATTGCTGTGGCTTTTATAGTTGCTCATATCGAAGACCCATTAGATATTCTTACTATTGATGTTATGCCTGATGACAGTGGTTTTAAAGTAAAAACTTTTGAGACTGAGGAGGATGCATATNACTATCTAAATTCTATAGACATGCATCCTCTAGGGNTATTTAATTCAGACATAGTAGTTGCGAGGCTACATTGAAATATTTATTCTTAATATTAATTATCTTTTTATTTATTAAACCTGTATGATAAACAATTTAAATTTATCACACAAATCGGCAAGCATTTATTTTTTATTGACCCCAGATAATTTTTGAGGTATAATATGAAACAGACCACAACAGAAATACTACATAAACATATCGAAGTTTTAAAACAGCAACTGGAGGAGTTAAAAGATGCCAACAGAGTGTTGCGAGAGAAACTATATGAGTTAAATTACAAGAAAGCTAACCAGGAGTGGGCTGAAAATGACTAATTTGTGGAAGAAAGAACGCAGACAAGCGTTTAATTATTTATTAAAACAGTACCTTCAAGAAGGCTACGATATCAAGGAAGCAAAATCATTAGCCAAGAAAGAGGTTGATGAAATCATGGCTGACAAAGAAGACTTTGTAGATAATTTATGGAAGGAGACTTACAGAGATGTCTAAGTGGAGAGTTGTTCTAAAAAAGAAACCATCAAATATTACTGTAGAAGAATTTAAAAGCAGGAAGGAGGCCGAAGAGGAAGTAGCTTGGCGAGAGAAACTCGCAACACATTTAAAAACTACATCTAAAAATCTTTACGAAATTCAAAAAATTAAGGAGACTTAAATGAGTGATGCTAAATGTATATCAAAGGGGCCATGTCCTAGCTGTGATTCAAGTGATGCGAATGCTCTGTATGATGACGGTCATTCCTACTGTTACAGTTGTGAAACTCGTTTTGATGAAGATAATAATTCAAAGGTTGTACCCATGACCAATACAAAAAGTCCTAGTCTTAAAACCAGTGGTGAGATATCTGCTATTGATGACCGACACATAGAACGAGACACTACTAGAACATTCAATGTTGAAATAATAAAATCTGGTAGTACAATTACCCATCATATCTATAAATATTTTGACTCAGATGGTAATCACATTGCCAACAAAATTAGAGAGGTTCAGGATAAAAAGTTCTGGTCTGAAGGAAATGTTGGTAAGTCTTTACTCTTTGGTGAAAATATATTTTCTGGTGGTGGTAAATATGTTACAGTCTGTGAGGGTGAGCTTGATGCTATGTCTGTCTATCAGATGAATGGTAAGTACCCCACAGTATCAATAAAGAACGGTGCCGCATCCGCAGTTGAGAACTGTAAGAAAGCATTTAACTATCTGAATAAATTTGAAACCGTAGTTCTGTGCTTTGACAATGATGCTCCAGGTAAGAAGGCGGCACAGGCAGTAGCTCAAATCTTTGAACCCAACAAATGTAAAATCCTATCTCTAAATCTTAAAGATCCTAATGAGTATCTGAAGGTGGGTAAGCGTGAGAAGTTCATGCAAGAGTGGTGGAATGCTAAACCCTACACACCTGCCGGTATTATCAATCTTGCTGATCTGGGTGATAGTCTTTATGAAGAAGAGTATTGTGAAACCTGTCTGTATCCTTGGCCTAAACTTAATGACAAGACCTATGGTATGCGAACTGGAGAACTGGTCTGCTTTACCAGCGGTGCCGGTATGGGCAAGTCAAGTATAATCAGAGAACTAATGTATCATATCATGAATAGTACCAAGGATAACATAGGCGTGTTGTGCATGGAAGAGAACACCAAGAACACAGCCTTTAATATTATGAGTGTGGAGGCCAACGCTAGACTTTATATTAGGGAAATACGAGAACAGTTTACCCAGACACAGCTTAAAGAATGGCAGTCCAAGACAATAGATTCTGGTAGGTTCCTTGCCTTCGATCACTTTGGTTCCATCTCTAACGATGAAATACTGGATCGTGTTAGGTACATGGCTAAAGCCAGAGACTGTAAGTGGATTTTCCTAGACCATCTCTCTATACTGGTGTCAGGAAACGAGGAGTTTGGAGATGAAAGAAAGTCTATTGATGTTCTAATGACCAAGTTAAGATCTCTAGTAGAAGAGACAGGCATTGCCCTGTTACTTGTCTCACACCTACGTAGACCATCAGGTGATAGAGGTCATGAGGATGGCAAGGAAGTATCTCTCTCGCACCTAAGAGGATCAGCCAGCATAGCACACCTGTCCGACAGTGTAATAGCCTTGGAAAGAAACCAACAGGCTGATGACGAAACTGATGCCAACACAACCACAATTCGGGTCTTAAAGAATAGATACACAGGAGACACAGGTATTGCATGTTACCTCTTCTATGATAAAAATACTGGCAGAATGAACCAGATTGATAATCCTTTTATGGAGAATGATGATGCCTAATAAAGATCCAGAAAAACTAAGTGAGTATAATAAAAAATACTATCAAGAAAATAAAGAAAAACGTACTGAGTCTTATAAAAAATACTATCAAGAAAATAAAGAAAAAATAAATGAACACAGTAAAGAATACTATCAAGAAAATAAAGAAAAAATAAATGAACAGACTAAACAATACCGTTTAGAAAATAAAGAAAAGTGGATGTGTAACACAAGTAAAGTAAGAGCTAAACAGAAGAACCTTCCTTTTAATCTTAGTACAGAATATCTTAAAGAAATATGGCCTGAAGATAACAAATGCCCAGCTTTAGGAATTACTATGAAGAAAGGAGATTTTTGTGTAACAGATCACTCTCCAACTTTAGATAGAATTATTCCTAAACTGGGGTATATAAAAGGAAATGTACAAGTTGTATCTGCTTTAGCTAATAGAATAATGTCTGATGCTACAGTAAATCAAGTTATGGCAGTAGCAAAACACTATGAAAAAATAACAAAGGAGTTAGAAAATGGTAAGAAAACCCTTCAGCAAAGATGAGTATGACAAAGCAGATACCAGCAAAGAAACAAATGCTGGGCTGGTTGAGTCACAATATACCTGATCTTATAACTGATTCAAGAGAGAACTTTGGTTTTGATATAAGAGGCCAGCTAAATGGTGGCGCTACTAACCATTTCTATGAGGTTGAAGT